GTAAATTCTCTAGGCGCGTGTTCAACGGCATGGGGTGACCAATCCCATCCGTTACGTTACCTAGCTATCTACAAAATAGTTTGGGTTTCACATTTACCCGATCTTAATCGGTGTGCAATATCCACTAACTCGCTTAAGTAGCTAACGGATGGGAAATCATACGATGGATATCCGGCCTTAATCCAGGCATTCAAGCAACTCCGTCTGAAATCAGCAAAAGCTGTTTCTCCGTGAGGTACCATGTCCTTAAGAGACTCACTAATGTTATCAAAAGTTCTGTCCTTAATCTGCGTATGATTGGAAGAATTTTTGATCCAGTGAACTCTCTCACGTATCGTATCTTGGTCTAATGGTGCCATCATCAAGGTGTAGTCTTGAGGATGTGGCCGCCAAGTGCGTTTAAGAAATGAAATTTCAAGTTCATTCACGTACTTGGGTGCTGTCAAATAGGGGTTCTTATTAGCATCTGTGTAGATAACCCCTATTGAAGCTAAATAGTCACCGAATGTTTGAACATTAAAATGTTCGGCAACTTTATCACTGAGAGATATAACATGGTCATCACCTAAAGTGATAGCGTCTGTATCTTCCTCCATAATTTTAAGACTTCTTAAATTATCAGGCATTACATTTAACCACGCCATGCATTTATACATATCATTTAACATTGAATTGAATGACATTGTAAGAGCAAAACCAGAAGGTATACCATGATCTAACTTCAGGTACACACTTTGACAGGCAGTTATTCTATCAATGGAATCGAAAACGATTCTACGCCTTATAGTCGCGTTGACTTCTCCGTCGTTATACCAACGGTTGACCATATCACAAACTGCCATAATCATATCAACCGATGGTTTCCCGTCAAAATTTTTATAATCACCAGCAATAAACTTGTAACCTTTAGTCTTTAATCTTTGCAAGGTCCTACCCCATTGATTTGAGGTTGGGTCCAAACCACCTTGACAAGATAATTTTTCATTATTTTTATAAAGCATAGATATCCATGCTCCGAAATACATTCGAGTTACTAACGTTAAATCCATAGGCAAGCACTCAATTGTTCTAGTGTCTACAGCATCAACTTTAGCTTTGCCCCTTAGTTCATCTTTAGGGAAAGTAATTGTCAAAGTAGGTACACTACAGTTATTTTTATAATTTTCTATTCTTTGGTCAACTGCAACACTAACTCTTTGATCTTTCCATTTAAACGGATATTCAGTGATAATGTTATGTTTTCCAAGACCCTTGTACATACTAGTCCAAGGTTCTCCAGGACTGGTATTCCTATCTATAGCACCTATGTTTGTTTTATCTATTCCTCTAAGTGCTTCTTCTTTGGTTAAGATTCTTCTAGGAATATCTCGATCCATAGCTGCTTGTTTGTAATACAAATGATCAGCAGCCAATTTAATATCATCAATATGTGCATCAGTAGGTGAGCATAGATACTTATTGACTGCTTTCAAGCTCGGTTCAATACCTTGCTTATTTCTTGAATCGAACAAGCTAATAATAGCTGGCTCTTTCTTATGTTTAATTTCTTCATCCAAAAATTCGGATATTTTGGATGGTATAATTTTTGAGGTTAAATTACTAAAATTATGAACATCTTTATGAACAACTCCTACAAATTCTGATTTAACAATAATATCACAAACTACATGTCGTATGTTATTATCATTGTACAAG